TCGGCGTGGCTCACCAAGAGTTCGCCGTAGTGTCCTTCACATACTCCACACTTAGGCATCTCCGGTCTCCTTCTGTGTTGTCACGCCTAGTTCATAGGCTTTGCGTAGTTGCTTTACTATTTCCTCCGCGTAATTTTTTACTGAGTAGATGTCCCAATCTGAGAAAGAATCCCAAACTACTGTGTCGGGGTTTCTCTCCTCGAACACCTCCTCCCACTCTTGCTCGTCGTTCCAATCTGTAAGCACTATCTCTAGTGCGTAGTTTTCCATTAGGTCGCTTGGCATTACTCTTTCCCTTTCTCTTGTTGAATGGGAGAATCTCCCCCACCCTTTACCTCTATCTTACTCATTACCCAAAGAATCGCAACAATAACGGCGGAATAAATAACTATCTGAATCGCGCCGTCTTGCCAGCGTAAAGAGATGTCAAGCATTAGCGCTCTCTCTCTTCTTAGCCATTACTTCACGCGCTATTAAGTCAAAGGGTAGCTGGCCTTGACCTTGTAGCCACTGGCCTATGAATAGCGAAGCGGTAGAGCTAATCTTCTCCGCCACTAATTCTTTGGTCTGCTCCGCTAAACGCTCCCAATCTTCCCGCAACTTATCAGCGAGCGCAATAGTGTCGCTCTCTTCCGCTTCCTCCATTAGCTCGCGGTAGGTGTCGTGGTCATTCATAGCTATGAGTAGCCATTCACTAGCGAACTCTTCCGCTAGTGCCACGCGGTTATCTTGCTCCATTCTCTTATCCTTTCAGTTAGTGGTTAAGGCTTAGCACCTTCCCACTAGCTAGGGTATCTTACCCCTAGCCAGTAGGCAAGCTCTAAGCGGTCGCGCCTAGTATGTAATCGCTGGCGCGTTGAGCCTTACCAGAAGCGGAGACTATTAGGCTTGAGTCATTCTTAAGCGCACCAAGCCATCCAGCAAGGTAGCTCGCAGAGTTGGTCAGCTCTCCGCTAGTGTCTATCCCCGCGCCATTGAGTAGGAATTGAGCGCCAAGCTCTGCCACTAGCTCTTCCCTTGCGTAGTTCTCGCTCCCGAAATGGCAAGGTTTATCGGCATCTCTCTCCGCGTGGCGGTCTAAACGAGACTTATGCCCGGTTGAGTGAATCAGCTCGTGCGCCAGCGTTGCTGAATAGTCAGCGCTCGAGTTAAACATCTCAAGCGTGGGAAGGGTAATCGTGTCAGTGCTTGGGCGATAGAAGGCTCTATCGGTAGCTCTATGCTCAATGGCTGGCTTGGTGGTATAACTCTCGAGGATACGAGCCACGCCAGCTTCAACGCTTACTGGCTCGCGCTTGGTTAGTGCTTCAGCTTCTGGAGCTTCCACGCTCTCGCACTGGTCTAGATTAAATACCGCGTAGCTCTTCATAAAGTAGCCTTCTACCTTCTCCCCGCTAGCCTTATCCTCGCGCTCGTACTTTGACCATTTAACGATAGGCGTAGCCTTCTCGCCTTTGCGTACATAACCGCCACGCTTGGTCGCTTCTAAGTAGGTGAGCCAGTAGGGAGAACTATAAGTCTCGCCTACTATTGAAAGCACGAGAGAGTTGATTCCTTGGTAATTCTTGCCAGTGGTTAGGCTAGTCGGTGCTATTCCTAAGCCCGTCCAACCTTTACGCCAAGGCACGATACCCTTCTCAAGCTGGTCAATAACTAGCTTGGTGATAGTTGCTTCTAGTTCCTGCCGGTTCATTCTTTACCCTTTCAGAGCTGGTCACTTGCCAGCTACGGGTTGAAAGGTAGCACGAGAAGTCTAGGTGCGTCTACCCCATAGCGCCATAACTTGATAACAATTACATAACGGAATCTTGAGAGTTAGCTGAGAGAGTTGAAGGTTGAATCTCAAGTAAAGGTTAAGGGTTGATAATCTAATTAGTTGAACTTTCAACTGTTATTTAATAACGCGGAAAGAGTTATCAAGTCAGAGCTGGCGAGCGCGATAAGTGCCGAAGCGGGAGACAGCCCCGCAAAAAACTATAGACCACGCAGACCCGGGTAGGGGTAGGGGTCTGCCCCGTACAAGCGCGAGCAGACCCGGGGTTGTTGAATGCGAGCGCGCCCGTATATACATTCCCTCACAAAATATTTCTCCTAAAGTGAAACATTTGTTCGGTCATATAGCTGTTATATAGCCATATCTGTGACGTTAGTCACATCTATAAACTTTTTTCGGCAGAATGCGGGAAATGCTCTAAATTTCCCGCCTACTATACAGTAGGGAGCAAATGCGGCAGGCACTGGCATTTGCGACCGTTGACGGTAGGGCTACGCTGGCGCTACGCCCCCTAGGGCGGAGAGCCGACCTACCCCTCACGTCGCTGTGGCTCGCTCGGGAGCTTGCTGCCGAGAGAGGCGCGAGCGACGCCTCTTTTAGTGGGGATAGTTCTATCCAAAAATAGTTAGGACCCGATGACTGAGAAAAGCTCAGAAATAGCCAAGCGAGTGATACTCGCTGCGGTAGCTGAGGGTCTGACTGTAGAAGCAGCAGTCGGCTCCGCTGGTAAGTCTATGAAGACTTATGAGTATTACCGCAGGACCGATAGGTCCTTTGCTGACAAGATGGACAGAACACGGCTAGGGCTAAAGACTAAGAACTTTGCTGAAGCCGATGCTCACGATATAGACTTCGCTACCTTTCGTGCCAAGTACCTCCATCAGAAAACCTTTGGTCACCAGCAGAACCTGGTAGATGTTATAGAAGGAAGGCAGCCTTCCTGGCTTCATCCCTCGATGAAGTACGAGAAGGGTCTAAACGACAACCGCATCCTTATCAACATCCCTCCTAACCACGCCAAGTCAATTACCATAACCGTTGACTATGTAACCTGGAAGGTAGCCCAGAACCCCAACTTTAGAGTCTTGATAGTTTCCCAGACTCAGCAACTTGCAGCAGACTTCCTATACGCTATTAAGCAGCGCCTTACCCATCCGATGTATGAAGGCCTACAATCTGCCTATGCAGCCGGAGTCGGCTTTAACTCTAAGGGTGCTTCGTGGCAAGCCACCCGCGTAGTCTTCGGAGATGAACTTAGAGAGTCATCCGAAAAAGACCCAAACATTGAAGCCGTAGGTATCGGCGGTCAGATTTACGGTAAGCGTGCAGATATGATTATCGTAGATGACGCTGTAACGCTAAAGAACGCTAACGAGTTTGAAAAGCAAATCCGCTGGCTTACCCAAGACGTACGCTCCCGTCTTAACCCAACTGGTAAGTTGGTAGTAATCGGCACCCGAGTTGCCGCTGTAGATTTATACAAAGAATTGCGTAACCCCGACAGGTATCCTGGAGGCCAGGTCCCTTGGACCTATTTGGCGATGCCAGCCTTACTAGAAACAGATGAGGAACCTGAGAAATGGGTTACGCTCTGGCCTTACTCTGACCAACCCTTTGATGGACAGTCAGATGCTGATAAAACCGAAGAAGGTTTGTATCCCCGCTGGAACGGCAAACATTTATTTAATGAGCGCCAAGCGATGGATGCCCAAACCTGGGCTTTGGTTTATCAACAGCAAGATGTTTCCGATGATGCTATATTTGACCCGGTATGTGTGAAAGGCTCCATTGATGGAATGCGAAAAGCAGGACGTCTGGTACCTGGCAATCCTGGTCACCCAAGAGACCTCAACGGTTTCAGTATCGTCTGTGGCCTCGACCCAGCAATGGTCGGAGATACAGCAGCAGTATGTTACGCAGTTGACCGTATCTCTCATAAAAGGTACATTGTTGATGCTACGAAAATCACGCGTCCCACTCCTGCACAAATCCGCCAGCTCATCATCGATTGGACTAATCTTTACACTCCAGGGGAGTGGATTGTTGAACGTAATGCTTTTCAGTCCTTCCTTACCCAAGATGAAGGAATTAGACAGTTCCTGGCTACTAAGGGCGTTATATTAAGGGAGCATCACACTGGCTCGAACAAATGGGATTCAGGATTCGGCGTTGCTTCGATGTCGACTCTATTTGGTACTAAACAGCAGGACGGCAAGCATCATAGAGATAATCTCATCCATCTCCCGTCGGACCAGACGGAGAACATCAAGGCTTTGATGGAACAACTTATCACTTGGTC